AGGAAGTGTTTTCCAATTCGAATTGGTGTCTCATAGCCCAATAAACATCTGTTTGGAAGTTCTTGTTTCTATCAGAAAGAATCTTGGTGTTTCTTCCAGTCACAAGAATGTGACGGATAGGATCAGCAATGAATACGCAGTCGCCACGACCACCAGTATTGGAGGGGAGGTTACAGAAGTTCTCAAATTGGTTGAAGATCGCGCTGTAATTGGCACGAAGATCGGTTGCTACCGTATTGTAGAAAATATCTTGGGATGTTCTCAGGGAGTCCACCTTAGCCTTCAACGCACTGTTATAAAGGGTATCGTCATAATATGCGGTTCCCGCAGCAGATGTCATCGTGAAGATCGTTCCCAGACCACCTTCGACAACCACATCAATGTCATAGATTTCATCATTCTTGATGCTTTCCAGAGCGCGGTTGATCTTGGTTGGAACATTGCCGATGATTTTTTGGGTGATCTTGACAGGATTGTAAACACCCAGAGGATACAGGGCATTTGCGACTCCAACGCTTTCAGAAAGACCCGAAAGTGCATATGTGTTAGCTACTGTTAAATTAGAACTAAGAGCGGAGGCGGTAGAGGTAGTGGTTGTAATACCTAATGCAGCGGAGATGCTTGTATATTGAGTGGCAAGCAAGCTCTCAGTTACCACACGGATTTTCTTGGTGGGATTACCCGAAGAATCCAGCGAGGATTCGGTGAACTTGTTGGAGATGTATGGATTGACCATGATTTCCACATTGCGGGAATTGGTATCCTGAGTTTCAAGGAAGAATGGAACGGATGGTCCACCATTTGGATTGAGTTGAGTTCTGAAAGTATCAATGGAACCCACGATACGGTCATCAAGCACATAATCCAGCTTGAATGCTTCCGTTGCATATACACTCTTACGGAGCTTGAAGACACCAACGTTAAGAAGGTCATCGTCTTCCCTATCGGCAATGTTGTAGTCGGTAAGGTTCTCCATGACTTGGGAAATACTACCAGTGGCACCTCCATCGGTAGCGGAGAGATTGAATTGGAGCGTTCCGTTTGGAATCTGCGTGAAATCCGAAATCACACCAGCAGTAAGGCTTGTGGTATATGCGCGGGTGATTGCATCAAAATTGGATGCTGGATTGAGATTTACGTTATCTGCGATACCGACATAATAACCTTCAAATTGGCTATTGATCGTGGTTTGGGCTTTATCAAGCACAATGATACCAGCACCGCCCATGGCAGAAAGGGTATTTGCCTTTACAGAGGAAAAAGAGGAAAGGGGAGATGCCGTTGCAGACCAATCAAAGAGGGTTCCTTCCATGGCTTGGGCAAATTCCGTTTCCGATAGGGTAATCTGATAGGGTTTTCCGAGGAAATAGGTTCCAGCGGAGAGATCGAGGTTTCTCGTTGTGGTAACTCCGGTGGGGGTTGCGGCAACAACGGGATAAACAAGGGCAGAATGTTGGCTTCCAAATCCATCACCAGAACCGGAACCATAAGGAAGACGGAAAGTGTAGATGTTTGCGGGAGAATTCAGGAGTTCCCTCACAGTGTAATAGAAATAACGTTCTGCGCTATTGGTTGGGGTTCCATAGATTGCTTCCAGTTCGTCTCTGGAAGTGATTTTGATAACCTCATCAGAATATCCTTGAGGTGTATAACCTGCTACGAAAATATTAGTCCCTACATTCGCCTGTGCGACGAGACTTAAATCTCTCTCAAATATCTCCACCCCAGCCGAATTTATTGTGCGTGTTGCCATATTACTATTTAGCAATTTATGGCTGAAAATTTGTTATTCTATAAAACACACTATTTTTCAATCATCTCTGCCACAGAATTTCCATCAACATCCTCGACAATCTTGAAAGACGGTAATTTATTATCTTCTGCATATTTTTCCAATTTGGCTATCAATTCTGCACCCAATGGTTCTTCTCCTTGAACCATTGTTGGTAATTTTCCTAAAAATATATTTTCCATGGAATTACTTTACCTTGAAAAATTGAAATGTCAACTCAGAGTCTGATTATATCTATCACATCCCAGTAAATTGATGTGCATTTGTGAGAAAACAAAAGTAAATCCGCTTTCAATCTCCATTTCACCCGTCTCATTCTGAGAGAATGCTAATTCATCGATTGATGTTACAAAAGCTTTCGTATATTTAAATTGAATTACTTTATTATCATATTCATCCAATCCATACATCGTAATATCCGTCTGATAATCCGAAAAATTACCATCCACTATAATACCCTTTTCATTGAATTGACCCGTCTTTTGGTCATGTTGTAGATTCAGCCATTGGTAAATTACCCAATAATTATTATATCCGCTATCCACTTTGAATTTGACATTTACGGGAGGATAAGGGTCTTTGCTATGGCTTGACACATAAAGCGTATCTCCCGCATATCGGGTGGCAATCGCTTTAATGGTCAATCCCGGAACCATCGTCCCATAGATGCTGAATTGCACACTATCGGGAATGATGGTATTGTCATTCCTTGTGTAATTGGATTGGATTCTCTTTAAAATTGGGGGCAAATCGAAAACGAGAAGGAATTTATCCTTCCTGCTGCGATTTAAGAACGATTGTCGGACCTCTGTATTACTCACTAAACATATTTAATGGGAAACGCTCCTTTAACAGATCATAGAATGGTTTATAAAAATAAACATTATCGGGAGGATATTCAACTGCCCACATTTCCACCATTTCATCCACATCATAACCATTATATCCCAACTTCGCATCCTGCGCGACATAGAATTTCCACTTTGGATTATTCTCCGCAAATCGGTAAAACCTTTGGATATTTTGTTTTAATTGTTTTTTTGGTATGGATCGTTTGGCTCCCGCTTTCGTGACGGATGGGATTGCATATGATTTACCCTCTCGCCCTTCTTGGATACCTTCAGCACAACCCTTCACATTCCATCGACCTTTCCACCCATTCTCTTTTAAATGGTAATCGTATTTTCTCCAAACGTTACCAATTTCTCCAAAAGATGCATATCCCGCTGATCCGGCCCCGTGCCACCCCAATAAATTCGAAGTGAACACAAACACTTCATCATCTTTTAGATCGGTGATGTAATTTTCATAACATTTCACACTTTCACGTTAGCATGAAAACACACAAAATCAACCGAAATATTTCTCCATTGCTGCCCATTGATCGGAAGAGATATTCCTTTCGGGATTGGAGAACACCGAATGATCTGGTAAAGCCCAACCCGCAGCTTCCAATTCCGCCATGTCGCTGACAGCAGCACCCCCAAATCCTCCGAAGAGCATGGGAGAGATATTGGAGTGTTCAATCTTGTCAACCTCTTCATTCGTGTATATGGATGTGGATGATCTGTATTGGTGAAGTCCCTGATCGATGGGTTTTATGCGTAAAGGTTTATCACAATCATCCAGTTCCTCAACTTCAAAATACAATTCAGTTATATCCTTGTAAAGAGCCATCAATGCCCACACAAATGCCATCACACGGTCATCATGTTCCCCGCTTTTGGCTTTCCAAGAGCCATTTGGGTATCGCACAAACATCTTGAACTCTTTCAGGGTGTCGATGTTGCGGAATACCACGGATTGCGCTTCATTAACAAAATATCTCTGGTTGAGAACCGCTTTGTATTTGGTATTGATGTGGGAAATCATACCATTCTGCTTGTTCTTATGCGCTTCCTTGGCTCCCCAAGACACAAGATTCTGATACATATGTGTATTTGCCAAGGTATCACATACTCCGGTTCCTTGGTTGTTGCGCTCAATCAATAGCAAAGGATTTCCCCAATGCCCACAAATTTCAACAACTTCATTGGTAAATTCCGATGGGCCGATCATATTATTATGATATTCCGCAACTTGTATGATTTCATTGGGGTTTGTGATGTCAAGGACTTCTAAAACCGATGCATCCAACCCAACACCTTCGGAAACGTCTCCCCCAATGACATAAATTTTCTCAGGATCGTATTCTTCCCATATTTTATATTTACCGTCTTTTAGGATGTGGAGCGGTGATTTACAATCGATTTTAAGTTTATCGAACAATGCTTCGTCCAACGATGATTCACTATTGTCAACAAAATGACAATTATATTCCTGTTCAAATAATTCATATGATCCTAAACGAGCAACTTCTTTCAATTTCCATGCTTCGTCTCTACCCGGAACCTCCTCCCAAGTGATCGTTTCAGCGTGAAATTCGTTCCACCCATCAGTTCCTTTTTTCAACGCATCTGCAAACATTTTATAAAAAACATTATCTTTTCCTCTGGGAGTTGAAGTGATTAATATTTTAGATGTTTTTGCTCTGGAGATGGTTGGTAGGACAGAAGACATGAAATCAACCACCAAACTATCGGGATCAACCCACGCCAATTCGTCAAGTAAGAGGCATTGAATAGTGCTTCCTCTCGCAGTTGAACTACTTGTCGTTGCAATCCCGATGGTTGAACCATTTGAAAATTCGGTGCTTTCCTGACCCCATGTTTTAACTCCGGGTTTCAACCAGTTGGGCAATTCCTCATATGCTAATTTAACACGCTTGAAAATCATTTTCGCGGTGTCTTCTTTGTTGGCAACGATTATAGTGTTTCTATAATCCTTAAAACAAGTCTCATGTAGGGCTAATATGGTTAGACATGTGGTATTATGACTTAAAATACCGTTAGTGAAAATTCGATGATCTTCGCTATCCACAGTCGCATCATACATATGTTCGCTACGATCAGTCTTAACAATTGATAAAACCGCTTCAAGACCGTTTTCCGTCCAAATATTATCACCAATATTCAAGTTCTCACAAAAAACTTCCTCATAATCAGAATTTTTAAAAATTATGTGTTCATCAGCACATTCTAATTGAAAATTTTCGGTTGTTATGATCCACACATCATATACAACTGTCTTATGAAGATGTGTCAAGTCGTGCCACCCAGAATCAGTCCAGATTTCATAATCAGTTAAATCTATGGTTTCTATTATCTTCCCCATTTAACTATTTAAAAAATTTACACAATCTTCTATGATTTTTTCATTATCATTATTGAAATCTTTTTCTTTAACGTGTAAAACTTTACACCCCAACGTTCCAATTATTTCACTTTCCCTTAATAATTCTTCAGAAGCCCCTTTACCTTTTTTCCCATGCCAATATGTCCCGTCAAATTCGATGCATTTATTAATATCTTTGATATAAAAATCTATTTTTCTACTTGATCTAAATGTTTTCACCCTAAACTCATGATTTTTACCATCGTTGACAATCTCTCCATTGTTTAATGTTGCGAAGTAAATATTTTTATATTTATCTTTCACTCTTTTCCAAACCTCAACAAACAATTTCTGTGAAATCATTGAATAATTCATTCTCTTAAATGATTTCAACCATTTATCGGTTATTTCAGCTCTAATTTGAACTGCTTCTTCCAATGAGCATTTCTTTCTTTCCATGATAGAGTCAACAGCGTTGGTGGCTTGTGTTTCTCTAACTTTTTTATAAGCCTCCTCTTGCGTATGTCCTCGTTTTAACCAATATCCCTCTTGAGATGGTAAACGATCCCCGATTAAATGTGTTTTTCTAATCTTTTCAGCGCAATTTTTAGCGCGATTTTCATGTTTATTATACCACAAAACATTACAAGATGTGTTGTAGCAAAATTTATCGTATCCATCTCGCACATTTTTAAATCGTGTTGGGGTTTTACACCATTTACAAAATCCCTCACTATCACATTTTTTAATATGTTTTTTATAATAATCTTCTGGATCGATGTTTAGCACACCTTTGAGGTGTCTAGTCAAGCGATTTATTCTTGTGAATGTATTCCCATCTTCTAAACAGGTGTATTTAAAATCTTTTAATTTTAAACTTTTCAAATTTTGATTATAATGCAACAAACAACAAGTATTATACTTCAAAAAATCATAAGGAACTTGATTATTACAATCATGTTTTTTACATTTACTATTCGGTTTAAAATATTTTTCATAGAGAGATATTTTATCAACTTCACTCAGATTGTATCTCATTCCCAATGATCTGGATGCTGCTCTCCAACAAGAATAATATTCATCATACTCGTCAATATATATCAAGTTATTTTCAACATCTTCTTTAGTTTTTTCTAAATCAAATTTATTATCTTTATATATAAAAAACAAGGTTCTACTATGACAACCCTTCCACTTTTTTCCATCTGACAATAATTTTCCAGTAATTATACATGTTTTGTTCGTCATGTATATATTTAGTCTAATCGCTTAGATATTTGTCTATTTTTTAATAGAATTGTAAAACTTTTCAGCTTCAACTTCTTCTATTTCACCTGTTTTTTTGTTTCGTATTTTTATTTTAGTATCACCAACAAAACATTTTCCCGATTGACGAGATGAGTTGACAATATTAAATCTGTTATCTCTAAATGCGTTCAGCAACCGCTTCTGATATGGTAACAACGGTATTTTAATCTTACCTAAATCCGGCTCAATGATATAGAAATAATTTTCAGCAAAATATAAAATATCATCCCGACACTTGGCAATCTCAGCCACCATCTCTGGTGTATATTCGAATGTAGCACTAGCTGTGGGCAAATTAGGATTGCCCATATATGTATCTTTTTTCCTACCCATATTACCTATTTAGAAATAATTCCCATATACACTACCATCACTACCTCCCGTGGATGGAGGAAACACATCCCTTTGCACGATTTCATCGGAACTTTCGGTGTATATCTTGTTATCATCCAGAACAGAAGATAGCGACAAAAATGCTGCCGAAAGACCCGGATACATTCCCGTCAATTCTGGGAACATCGTGGAAGACAGCTTACCGAAGAAAGAATTATCAGCAATTTGATGATTCATATTTTCCCTTGGTTCATTGGTGGTGAAGTTATGCTCACTACGAACAGCTTTCAATCTCCAAACATAATGACCCATTGCAGGATTGAGTTCAGCGGCATCTTCATCCAGAGCTTCCGTAACCTCAAATATCTTGGCTCCCCTGCCATTCGGCCTATCACATCCAAATGGTGTCACCCTGATCTTATCCTGTGATTTGGGTTCGCAAGCCCATGGACCATTTTCCTGATCAATAATAATTTGCTCCCCTGCTTCCGTTAATATGGGATTATTGTTTTCATCTCTTAAAACACCATCAAATACGCTAAGTCCAGCAAATTTGACATTAAAATCATCAATATGTAAATAGAGTGTCAAAGTATCGGGGGAATCCATACCAGCCAGAGCATAAATTGGGGAGGCATTCTCCATCTGGATATATGCTTTGATAACTGTTGGACCGAGCCAATACATGAGAGTGTGTTCCCCATAGATGGAGTTCATTGCCTTTGGGTTGAAGGTGTTCACATAATAATCAATCTCCACCCCATAATTATTGATAAGCTCCCCAAATTGGGAATTGAATATGGCTCTTTCAGCCTTGAAATTGGAAGGATCGGCAAATCCCCCGCAATTGGGGCGATAAACACCAGCAAAGATGTTTTCAGGAGTGAGACAGGAAAGTGGAATTGTTGGACAACCCATTATTTTTTAACTTCTACGATTTTACCACATTGTTGACCATGGAGATTGGTGAACAGCTTTAGGATTTGATTACTGTTTTTTCTTTTGATCTCTTTACCATCTTTAAATTCCACACCATTGAGTTGTCCCAATTCCTTTAACAGATCATCCCCAATCAGAATCTCTCCTGCTGTTCTGATCTTCTTATACGGTCCTTTGTTCCATGGTATCTTTCTTGTCAGGGGATCGCGGGTAATATTACCCCCCTTCTTATTATTGGCGTGGAGGGATTGCTTAATGTCACCAAATCCATCCTTGTGTCGATACTCAAGTATCACACCATTGCGCTCTTCGAAAAATTCCAGAAAGGACTTCATGCTAATACTTAACAAAAAAAGAGGGAATCATCACGATCCCCTCTTCTTAGGTTTATTTTTTTAATTCATATTAGCGGAAGAAATCTTCTGCCTGTCTAATATCCGAAACTTTGTTCTGCTTGCCCATATCAGGTTGCTTTGCACCGTGGAGAGCGTGACCATAATCACCGTCATTACCAACCTTATCAGTGGTTCCCACTACCTTGGTTTTTTGGTTTTTTGGTTGGGGACGGCCATTAACCTTGTTGCTACGACCTTGGAGCTTGTGTTGTTGACCACCACCCTTGCCATCCTTGGCACCTACGGTTCCGTCATTACCAACCTTGTCAGTTGGAAACGTTCCGCGCTCTTCATCTTCGTCATAAGAGAAATCATCTTCTTCTTCGTTATCTTCATCCATTTCGTCGTCTCCTCCGAAATCATCGCCTTCATCAAAGTCCAGATCATCTCCTTCGTCTTCCATACCACCATCAAGAACTCCCATCAAAACATCGTGAAGCTTTTGTGCTGTGGCACGATCAAGAGTAAATGTAACTTGGTCTTCATCGTCACCGAATTCGTCATCTCCAAACTCATCGTCCATGGGAGCATCACCAAGGCCGAGGGCATCAACTTCTTGAGCATCCTCTTGCTGGTCAAAATTATTACCCATAACGGATTCAAACAACTTATCAAATGTAGATTTCTTAGTCATAAATGTATTTAGTCTATCTCTTGCAATTTTTTTAGATTCCTTGTGAATTCTCTCTTCCGCTTCCTCTCTTTGGATTCCACTCTCCATTCTTGCAATTTCTTTTTTAAGAGATTCCTTCTGTTTATCAGAAAGATTGGGATTCTTCAACTTTTCTTTAAGTTTATCAAGATTAGCATACTTACGCTCTTCATCCTCATCATAAGTATCATTCAAAGCTTTGTGATAACCGCTTTTCTCAGATGGACCACCTTTTTGCAAGGGATTTGTTTCGTTGAAAGCGTTTTTGGATTGCTTGGGAATTTTTTTGGACTTGTTGATGTTTTCCTGTGCGTTCTCTTGAACGACTTGAACACTGTTCAGCATTTGTCCATATATATCTCCCAATGTCGGTTGTTTTTTCATATAATTATTGTTGGTAAAGTGTATCGTGGACGGTGATAGTTCCAGCACTGAGGTTTGCGGTAAATGAGTGGGTGGGATACTTGACATCAACCGTTGCTCCATCCCCTTTGGCCAACATCAGAATAAATTGTGTAAGCTCCCCATGGAATTGAAAAATCTTAAAAACATCCGACCCCATCTCATCAATTATTTCCTGCGGAGTGAGGGTTTCGTCCTCCCAAACAATCTCAATACCTTCTCGTTGGGTTCTCACCAAATTACTGAAACATTCCTTGGAAAGATTTTTGATACGGGATACCGCTTGTTTCAATAGGACTTCCTTATTGGGTGTCGGGGGTGGTGGTAGTGTGTTATTACCTAGTATAGACATATCATTATTTAGTCATTTCTTCCAAAATTCATAACCATCCAATCCTTTACATATTTCATCCCCCAAAATTTCTTTAGCTTTTGAACTGGATGGGGTGACTTTACTCTTAATTTTATGTAAATCGACATAATTATAAACACCATCATCTTCTGGTGTTTGGTTCAATATGTTTTCAAAATCATGTTCACATTTGGGTATATTGAGGAAATCCCAAATTACGTCCATGACAATTTTAGGATTATGTGTCAGGTAATCATAATCCACCAAAAGGAATCTATCCCCCAATCCTCTTAAAAAAGCATCCTTCAATATTGCGTAAGCAGCACCGACTTCCCCCTCCAAACTTGCCCAATGCATCATCCTACCTTCAGTTGTTAAACATTGGGGCATTGGTCCTTGGGGGTTGAACTTGTAGGAACCCTTTCGATATAATAATTCGAAAGACGCAAGAACATCCTTTATATCTCTAACTGGTGCTATGATCTTGGTTTTTTTATTGGTGATTGCCTCCAACATTTCAATGGAGAATCCCCACCCCCTACATTTGTCGATGACATACGGTTTTTCGGTATTATGGTAGGAATGTAATACAGTGTTGAGGATACGCTTCAAATTTTCATCATTACCAGCGTTTTTATCAGATCGATGTTCAATGATATTACCCCACGATGTTTTGATATTATTCATCAATTGATTCAAACCCGATGTAGGAGTACAGAATACTTTAGGATTTTGTGCCATCAGATTCATCAGAAGAGTGCTTCCCGATCTGGGTAAGCCAGACACATAAAATATATCTCTCATTTTATGATGTTTTCGATATTGAAAATTTGATAAATATTATCATATGGGCATTCATGGATGATTCCATTGAAACTATAATCATATAAATACGAATTAATATTACCCTTTGGAAAGGTAACAGGGGGAGTTATATTATTATGCATGTCATAACCAAATACTTCCGGTTGTGTCCCAACCCACACCACTGTTGATGGTAATCCCATGGCAGCCGCAGCATGTTGTAAAGAAGAGTCGATTAGAATTCTTTTTTTAGAAAGATTCAACATGGCACATAAAATCTTTTTATTTTGATTTTTATCATAGCGAATCACATTTTGTAATTGAGGATGGTGGGGGTGACAAATATGCAATATCGTATATTGTTCTTTAAGATTATTGATTATTTGTTGAGCAATGAAAGGATGAATATCCCTTGTCCATGAGTATGGAAATTCTTGGTTTTGTGCGCCTCCAAATGGTTGGAAGATGAGAATGGGTTTATCAGTTTGAGGTAGTAACGCTCTGGGTATTTCCCCTTCCCTAAAATTAAAATAAATGTTTGGATTTAAACCATCGTAATTAATCCCTATCATATCACACCACGATTTCACCAGAGGTTGTTGTTTGGTGATATGATTTGTTGTTTTATATGGATCATGTGCAAATATTTCACAATCTTTATCGAAGATAAAGTCCTCATAAAAATACGGAGTATTTCCCAATAGATAACACCTATCAATATCAGGATTTCCTTGAAAAATGTCAGGATATGCAGAATTTACTATAATGTTGTGGATTGGATGTTCCTTTTTATAGGAACGGATAACCGAAGTGGCTACAATGTTTTTACCCAACCCCCCCTCAATATGAAAAATAGCATTTTTTATCATATTGCTATTTATATAACATTAAACGGAAAGCAACGCTATTTTCTTCATAGTTCCATTTATGTTTACAACTAAACAGTTGCCGCTATTAACAGTTGATAGTGGGTATGCTGACGACCCCAACACTAATTGATTGTGTGATGTGGGGATGGCACAAGAGCCAAGGGCGATTGAAGCTGATAGAGAGGCACCGTTACCTGCGTTATAACCAATGAATATAGAGTGACATGCGTTTGTGGCACCGTTACCTGCGTTATAACCAAGGAAATTGGAGTTGGATGCGCATGTGGCACAGTAACCTGCGCGATTACCAAAGAAATTGGAGTTGGATGCGTTTGTGGCACCGTTACCTGAACATCGACCAAAGAAATTGGAGTTGGATGCGTTCGTGGCACCGTTACCTGCGTTTGAACCAAAGAAATTGGAGTTACCTGTGTTCGTGACACCGTTACCTGCGTTTGAACCAAAGAAATTGGAGTTGTTTGTGAACGTGGCACCGTTACCTGCGTTATAACCAAGGAAATTGGATCTAAATGCGCCTGTGGCACCGTTACCTGCGCCATTACCAAGGAAATTGGAGTTGGATGCGATCGTGGCACCGTTACCTGAACATCGACCAAAGAAATTGGAGTTGGATGCGCATGTGGCACCGTTACCTGCGTTATAACCAAGGAAATTGGAGTTGGATGCGCATGTGGCACAGTTACCTACACCATTACCAAAGAAATTGGAGTTGGATGCGCATGTGGCACCGTTACCTACACCATTACCAAAGAAATTGGAGTTGGATGCGTTCGTGGCACCGTTACCTGAACATCGACCAAAGAAATTGGAGTTGGATGCGTTCGTGGCACCGTTACCTGCGTTATAACCAAGGAAATTGGAGAAACATGCGCATGTGGCACCGTTACCTGCGCGATTACCACCAAACAAACTATTACCACCCACTGTCGCAGATAAAGGAAATCCTCCGACATTTATTGAACTTGTGGTGAACGTTTGGGTAGATGAAAAATTATTATTGACATTAACCTTTGCATAATTGGCGGAATTTGAGGAAAATGTGGTGTAAGTGTTTTGCCAATTGGCAGATAAGGTAGAAACATCAGAACCCCGCCCAATAAAATTACTCAAAACACTGGAATAAGTGCTTCCATTTTGATTGATGATAGCCACTTCATTACCAATAATGGGTAATGTTGCGGATGGTATTTGAGAAATCTTCGGCATACGATTATTTAATGTTGACATATGAAAAACTCTAAATAAATTCCTACATCGATGAAAAAGAATACGATACTGAAAAAATTGGAACTACACGAAGAGAAAATCATCAAATCCATTATGGATTTACAGGATTTCCTTCATACCGTGGATGACGAAGAGATTTCCCAAATGGCTGATGATTTATGTGAGGGCATACAGGGATATCTATACGAAAATGATATTTGTAATTTGGAAAACGTTCGGGAATTTATTGAAAACGTATATGAAGCTTAATTTATTAATTTTAGGAAAAGGTTACGTCAGCAATCACCTCTTCAATCATCTGAAAAATGATTTTAACGTGATTATCCAATCGGCTAAAGAAATGGATTACCACAATGCAAATACATTACATAAATTTCTTCTCAATAATGATATTGACACGGTGATCAATTGTTCAGGATTCACGGGAAGACCCAATATTGACGAAGCTGAGAAAAAAAAAGAGCTTTGTTGGGATTTGAACACAACATCTCCTCTAAGAGTGAATGCCATATGCAATACCAGAAATATAAATTATCTTCATATCTCATCTGGTTGTGTTTATGATGGTTATGAGAAAGTG